GGCTAATTCATACAAGAATCAGACGCATGAGCAGAATTTAAAGGCAGTTTGCAAGCCGTTTGGAATCGGCGTTGTGGATCAAGTGAAATCAGTAGATAGGAGAAATCTCGAGTTTTCTCCGACGGAAACCGTTGGTTCTTCCATTACTCGATATCTCCAGAAAAACGGAATTTTGCTCACGGATGACGAAGCAGGCAACTTGGTTATCACTCAAGCCGGATCCGGAGGCAGCGCCCACGACACATTGGAACTTGGGAAGAATATTCTTGAAGGCAAACGAACTCAGGATGTCTCTAAGAGATTTAGCGACTACGTAAC